GTGACTGCGGCGTTCAGCCTGTATGAAATGGACGATACCGCGACCCAAGGGCTGTACCAAGCGGCGCGGCAGCAGTCTCCGATAAGCCTGATGTTTCAGCTTGGGCAGCAAACCGGCCAGGTCGTGGGCGTCTACATGATGAGCGTGGTGCCCGTAGTACCGGAATTCGACGACAGCGACAACAGGCTGCAATGGAAATTCCAAGGATCGAAAGCGCAGGGGACGGCGAATAACGAAATCGTGGTGGCGTTCGGATAGCAAGAGCGGCGGGTCCAGGGGGACCCGCGCGGACCGGGGGGTCCGCCCCACTGAGACATAGGTTGGTTGGGGCCCAGATGGAATATACAAGTAACGAAACGATAGACTCCACGGTGGCGCGTGGTGTGAGCTACACGGTCGCCAAGATGTCATTTGGGCGCCGGGTGGAGTTGATGCGGCGCATTCGGGAGTTGGCGGCGCGAAGGGAATTCCTAGAAGCGGGCGAAGCTCCCGACGAAAGAATGGAAGCCGCGCTGCTAGGGTCGGAAATCGATCGGATCTATCTGCTGTGGGGCTTGAAAGAAGTAACCGGCCTGCAGTTGGACGGGCTGCCGGCGACTCCGGAGTCATTGGCCGCGAGCGGGCCTGAAGAGTTGTACCGGGAAGCTTTGGCGGCGGTCAAGCAACAGTGCGGCCTGTCGGATGCCGAAAGAAAAAACTGACCGTCGCACTCCATTTTCAATTTTCCAACCAAGCCGGCTGGGAGTGCGCGACTTGCCGTAAAGCCGGCCTGGAGATGAAGCGCAGGTGCGGTTGGATACCGCGGGCGCTGGAGACGCCCGAGCGCGTTGTGTGGGCCAGGAGCAATGCGGCGGCCACCGAGTGTCCAAAATCGTTTGTGACGGTACAAAGCATGGCATGGATCGAGGAGTATCTGGTGCGGCGCAAGTTGGGGCAACATGGAATCGACGGCCTGGGGGCGCGCGAGGTGGAAGCCTTCTTGATTTTGGAGCATGAGCTTGCGCAGGTGAACGCCAGTCCCGACCTTGGGCGCCCCAATCGCGCTCCCGCGCCAAGGAAGAAAAATGGCTAGTACTTCGCAACAGACACTACTAACTGCGTTCAACCAAGCGTCAGGCAGTCCGTCGGGCGGGCAATCCGCAACATCTCAACAAGGGCTGATCGACGCTCTGGGGCAAGCCGCCCAAGTGATCGACGCACAGACGCAAGCTACCGCCGCTAACACCGACGCCCTCGCGCAAGGAAGTCATGCTCAGGGTTCCAGCGCCGGCAGCGATGTTTCAGACGTGCTCAGCACGGCGAGCCAAGTCCTGGGCGGCGGACTTAGCCTCTTGCCGCTGGTATCGCTGTTTTCCAGTTTGTTTGGCGGGGGACAGTCTCAACAACCCGCGCCTCTGGTGCCTTATGCGCTCCCACAATCCTTAAACCTGCAGGCCACGTCCAACGGCGCACCCGTAAGTTGGGGCGAGAATGGTTTGCCACGCTCCGTACCAAGCGGCGGCTCCAGCGCGGGATCGCAGATCACCGTTCAGGTACAAGCCATGGACAGCCAGTCGTTTCTGGACCATAGCGACGATATCGCACAGGCGGTCCGGCAGTCGATGCTGAATATGGGATCCATCAACGACGTAATTACGAACCTTTAACCGCCATGTTTCCGACACTCAAGACCGGCGCTGTAATGCAATATCCGGCAACGAAGACACTGCTGTTTAACACCGACGCGATCCGTTTCCTGGATGGCACCGAGCAGCGCTTTCGAGACAACCCTTCGGTGCTGCATCAGTGGACCATCGCGCTCGACCTGCTGGACGAAAGCGAACTGGTCACATTAGACCAATTCTTCTTAACCAATCAGGGGAGATTCGGCAGCTTCTCCTTCACCGATCCATGGGACGGAACGGTTTATCCGAACTGCAGCCTAACGGGCGACACATTCGGTTTCCAACTCAGGGGTGAAATGCGGGGAAAGACCACCGTCACCGTTCGCGAAAACAGGACGTAACATGATTTACTTTCCACAACTATCTTCGGGGGCGACCGGCCAGTTTCCGATCATCAGGCAGCGCATGGCAAGGACGGTAATCAACCAGAGTGCACAGGACTACCAGATCAAGCTGGCCGACGCCGCGGCGGCGATCACGGAATGGCATTTGTCCTTCGAGGAGACGAGCGACCAGGAATTGGCCGCGCTGGAAGCTCTGTTTCAGGCTGTGGAAGGCCGTCTGACGCCATTCACGTTCCTGGACCCCGCCGATAACCTACTGGCGTGGAGCGAGCAGCAGAATCAGCCCGTATGGCAGGCCGATTCGCTGCTGACATTGACCGCCGGCGTGGCGGATCCCATGGGCGGCACGTCCGCGTACCAGGCTGCCAACCCGACAGGCGCAACGTTGATGCTACAGCAATCCATCGCCGCGCCTGCATCGTTGGACTACTGTCTCAGCCTGTACGCGCGCAGCGACCAGGCTACACAGGTATGGCTGGTGCGCGGCTCGCTGACCGAAGCACAGGCGGTCGGCCCCCAGTGGACGCGGCTGATCTCCGCGGGGCAGTTGCAAGACACCGCCGATTCAATCAGCTTTGGTATCGCCCTGAATCCGGGCACTACCGTGGACGTCTTCGGATTCCAGGTGGAAGCGCAGATCGCTGCCTCACTCTACAAGGAGACATCCGAAACGAGCGGCGTGTACCCGAACGCGCGTTTTCAAAGCGACGCGTTCACGATTACAACCGTGGGCCCAGACCGCAATTCCTGTGAGTTGGATATCGTCAATGTTGAGTATCTATGATCTAAAGGAACTGGCGGTAACCGACACCCCGCTGCTGCTGTTCCAGTGCGTATTGCAGAACGGGCAAGCGGAGTATTGGAGCACGCACCAGATCGTTTACAATGGCAACACTTACGCGCCGCGGGTGATGAAGCACAACGTCTTCGCGGTGCAGACGTCCTCGGAGCAGGGGGTGGACGTAATCCCTCGCGTGTCGGTGTCGATGGCCAACGCCGACTCTTACTTTTCGGAACTGGAGCGGTCGGTAGGTTGGAAAGGCGCCACCATGACGGTCACGTTCCTGTTTTACAACTTGCTTGAGAACGCACCCACGTCTAATGCCGCAGTGTTGTTTCAGGGCATCGTCAACCCGCCCGACCAGAGCACCGAGTCGCTATTCCAGCTTTCGGCAGTGAACTGGATGAGCATGCAGCGAGTGTTGCTGCCGCCGGTGCGGATTCAGCGGAGGTGCCCGTGGCAGTTCCCATCTGATGCACAGCAGCGGCAGGAAGCGGTGAACGGGGGCAGCAGCGGACAATACTCACTTCTGTATCCTTGCGGATATTCGCCCGATCAGACCGGGGGGGTGGGCGGCATGCTGGCCGGCGTCCCATACACCTCGTGCGCGTATACCCGCCTCGATTGCGAAGCGCGCGGTATGTTTTCCGGACCGATGCGCTTCGGCGGCCTGGAGTTTGTGCCTTCGTCGATTCAGGTGCGAAGTTATGGCGGTGGGTGGCAGTATGCGCCCGTGAACGACAATGTCGCAGTCTATAATGACTTTGTACCGTTGCTATACGGTACCGCCTGGTATTACCCCCCAATTGTATTTTCCCGGAATGACGGAAACCTGACGTATATGGAAGTGCTGCTGGGTATGGGGCCCATCCAGGACGTGCAGATGGTGCTGGTAAACCAAATTCAGATTCCCGTTTGGCAATCCGGCCTGAACATGACCGCGACGGGCTGGTACAGCGTGATCAGCCTGGGCGGCCGAAACGGCGCGTTCGATCCCTATTTCACGGACGCCGCGGGTAACCCGGCCGGCGATCCCTACGGCAGCATGGCCTATCTCGCGGTTGTGGTGCCTAACCAGATCAACAACGGCCAGTCACTGCCCAACGTGCAAGTTCTGGCGGATGGCTTGCAATTGCCGACCTATGCGGCCGACGGAACCTACCTAAGCACGGTGTTCACTGCCAATCCCGTTTGGATTTTACTGGATATTCTGCAGCGGAGCGGGTGGGGCACGACGAATATCGATCTTACGACATTTGCGGCGGCTGCGGCGTATTGCGATCAGCAGATTCAGACGCAGGATCTGAACGGGAACAATATCATGATTCCGCGCTTTCAGTGCAACCTGTGTTTACAATCGCAACGTAACGCCGGCGACACGATTCGGGGAATCCGCAACACCGCCAGGCTGCTGTTTACTTATAGCGTGGGCGGGATGCTGCAGTTGCAAGTGGAAAACTCAATCGCGCTGCAGCAACCGACTCAGCAGCCGTGGACCAACAGCACTGAGACGCTGAATGGCGGCTGGCCGGCATATGAGTTCAGCGACGGATCGACGGGTGTAGCGAATATTCTGCGCAAGGCCAGCGGAGTGCCGAGCGTGCAGGTGTCTTCCCGGAGCATCGCCGACGCACCGAATCAGGTGACCGTGGAGTTTCAAGATGCGTTCAACGGGTATCAGCAGGACAGCCTGTTGACCGTCGACGTGGCGGACATCCAGCTTACCGGCCAGGTGATTACTACTACGCTCATGGCGCTGGGGATTCCGAACTATGATCAAGCCGCGCGCATCTCTCAGTTCACTCTGGACAAATCGGTCAGCGGCAACACTTACATTACGTTTGACACCAACGTGAAAGCGCTGGGGCTGAGGCCGGGCGACATCATCGCCTTCACGTATCTGAAGGAAGGCTTCGAACGCGCGCCTTTCCGCGTAACCAAGATCGCGCCCGGCACGAATTATAGGATCACTACGATTACGGCGCAGGTTGAAAACGATGCATGGTACGAAGATACAAACGGCCAGATACCGGGTGACACCGGCACGTCCCTTCAACCCAACTCCGGCGTTGGCGTACCGCGTCCGCTACTGGGCAACATCGTCGATTCCAACGGCAACCCGGAATATCAGATCGCCGAGAGTACCAGCAACACCAGCGACGGCGGCGTGGACGAAGAGCTTACGGTTGGATTCCTGGTGCCGTCAACGACGGTAGCCGGCGGGCCGGGCATGCCGCTCGTGAGTTTGGCTGCCACCATCGGAACTGGCGGGACGCTGGCGGGCGCCCAGACACTCTACTACGCGGTGAGCGCTCTGGATTCCGCGGGAAACGAGAGCGTCCTATCGTTTGTGATACTCGTTAACATTCCACCAGGGCCGGACACCAACAGCGTGACGCTGACGGGACTCAGCTTTGACGCCAGTACAGCCACTTTCAACGTATACCGTGGGCCGAATCCACAGCAGTTGGGCCGGATCGCTTCCAGCCAGGCGCTGAGTGCCACCTTCACCGATACGGGGCTGCCGGACCAGGTATGGGTGCCGCCGGACCCGAATTTCGATCACGCGAACTTCTATTGGCGAACGGAATTGCAGCCTCCATACTCCGCCACCATTGCGACCGCCAACACGGTGGGCAATACCACCGCTGAAATGGGCGGCGTGAATTATGCGGGCATGATCGTCCGGATTCTCACCGGGACCGGAGCGGACCAGGAATACTCGATCGTGTCGAACACCGTGACCACTCTAACGGTCACGCAGTCGTGGGCTGTGCAACCGGATGCAACCAGCCAGTTCGCCGTGGCTGAGGCGGCTTGGCATTTCGCGGCCACCGCCAAAAGCAGCCCAGTTCAGTTCGAAATTCCGAACGAGACCGGTGTCACGCTGCACATACAGGGCAGGGGCGCGAACGCCAACAACCTGGAAGGGCCGCCGTTGTTATCGACGCTGACGCGGTGGATGATAGGCGGCGGAGGGTTGGGAGATATCGCGGCGGCGCCGCAGCCGGTCTTTGGACTGGGCACATCCCCGCTCGCAAGCGGCACGGTGGAACTGAGCGGAGTATCGTTCCCGACGCTGATCAACACAACCAGCGTCACAGCGGCCACGCTGACCATGTACTACTGGGATGAACTGGCCGGGAGTACGCCATACACGCTGTCCGCGGCGATGGCGGCAACCGACACTGTACTGAATCTGACACCAGCCGGAAACGCGACGGCGGGCTCGTTCGTGCAAATGGTGGCGGAAGTGATGCAAGTGGTAGCAGTTGCGAACGGCGGGCTTCAGTATCAAGTGACACGCGGCATGCACGGCACAACGGCCGCGGCATATGCAGCACAAGTTGCCGTGTATCAATTGTCGAGCACAGTCGCGGTAGCTCCTTTCCCACTGGACTTCTTCGGTAGTCCACTCAGCGGCAACTGGAGCTTTCCGATACCGCTGCCGAATATTAAGGTGGCCAGCGCGGAACTGTTCGTCACGAATATTATAGGCAACAGTCCGACGGCCGCGATCAACCTGACTCAGTCGGTGGATTACGGAATGCGCACGCTTTCCGGCGGACAGTACTCGTTCCAGGTACAGGGATTCCTGGCGGTGGACAGCGACCCTGCGCCCAACGTGATTGTGGAGGCGGCGCATGCGGTGCAAGACGTGTATGCGTCCGTAAAGCAGGCGCCCGTCGGAAGCCCCATACAAATCGTTCTGAGCCAGAATGGATCGCCCTACTGCGCTTTGACAATTCCCGCCGGCGCCACGGTCTCGCCCAGTGTGGATGGCTTCGGAATGCCATTGCTGGCGCAGGCGCAACTGAGTATGGCGATCACCGCGGTGGGACTGACCAGTCCCGGATCCGACCTGACGGTAATCCTGCGGTTGTGACCAGGCGGCCAAACGCATGACCACGCTTCAGATACTTACTCCCAACCAAGACTTGCAATGCTACTTTTACGAGCCGTCTGCGGTGGCGGCGCTTAGCGCCACAAGTCCGAGCGGTTTCACCGTCTCGGGTTCCTGGCGTACGCAGTTCGACTGGGTAGTCATCGAATGGAATCGCGACAATGTTTTCGAGCATCCGGCATTCCGCTACCTGCCGGTAAGCGATTTGAGCGGGCTGCACCTTTCTTACCAGGAGACTCGCACTAACTGCATTGCGATCGATTCGGTGTTGTATGCGACCGTGGCGTGGCCTTATCTCCGCGTGTGGGCCGATCCCGGAACCGGCGAGCAGATCTATACGATTCCGTTGTTGGCGAATGCGACACCGGTGACAGGGAGCTATACGCCGGCGTCGGCGACGTTCGAGTTGCGGGGCACGGCGACGGGCGGCGACTATATCGAGCTGGCCTGGGATGAAGAACACTACACATATCAACTTTACGGCACGGATACGCTGGCATCGGCCGCGGCGGCGTTGGCCAACAGCATCAACACGTTCTCACAAACGATGCAAGCGTCGGCGAACGGCGCGGCCATCACGTTGACGCTCGCCAACAGCAGCACAGGGGAGAACGGCAACCGGATCGGCGTTTATGGGAACACTTACAGCGCGCCGCCCGGAACGCCGACGGAGAGTTGGCAGCCGGCGTCGCAACTTCTGGGCGGCGGCGTATCGCCGAGCCAGTGGCAGGTCACCCTGAACTTCGCTTCGATCACGGGCCTCGATCCAACCGGCGCGACGGTGCCCGTACCGATGAATTCTGTGCGGAAGATGCGCTGGACCTGGTCCGCCGACTTACAGCCGGGCGATTTCGGGCGCAGCGAGTTTTCGGTGGTGGTATCGAACTGGACCGTTGGCGGCTCGAACCTCGACTACCAGGTGGCCGGACCGGGGAGCTGGCGCGTAGAAGACGACGACGTATCCATCCGCTATACAGGCCAGTGGACTACGGATATCGGCAACTACTCAGGCGGGTCGATCGGTTACGCGACCACACCGGGCGCGAGCGTCAGTTATACTTACCAAGCGCCGCAAAGCCACATGCTGAATTTGGGGACGCGCAGAATTCCGACTGCCGCGCAGTTGTCGGTTCAAGTGGATCAGACTCCCGTACAGGTTTTAAGCGTGGCGCTGGCGGGTGAAGACGTCCTGGTGCGGTGGGACTTGGGAACTTTGTCAGGCGAGACTCAGCACACCGTCACCATCACACATACGGGAGTCGCGGGATCCTTTTTTTATTTCGACTTCCTGGAAATTGCGATTCCAAGCGGCGGCCTGCCTATTTTCGTTCCCGACACGCAGACGACGCTGGCGACAGACTGGGACACGCTAAACTCGCAGGCCCTGGCGCCGGAGCGGACCGCGTGGCAGATTCAGTCGTTGGGATTCATGGGCCGGGCGAATCACTATGTGGGCGCGCTGTGGTTCTACGAATTGCTCTGCGCGGGGCAAGTGTACGCCACCGGCACGATCGCGTTCTCCGGCGTGTCGCAATTTGGACATACGACACAAATATCGCTGGGGCCGACCGCCTTCACGCACCTGAATCTGATCGGGGACACGCCCGCAAGCCTGGCGCAGGCGTTTGCGCTGCTGATCAACGAAGGGTCCACTGGAGTTTGGGCGCTGGCGAGCGATGGCGTGCTCACGATTACCGCGCGCCTGATGGGCAGCGCCGGCAATGGACTTGCGCTCTCCGTCGATCCAGGCGGCAGTACCACTCTGCAAGTACAAACAAGCGGAGCGCTGGCGGGCGGCGTGGATGGCACGTGGCTTACCGATTTGACCGTAATACCGCGGATCAATCGGGCGGCGCGCGATTGGAGCCAGAGCTTCTACACCGCGCTCAGCGGCTACGGTATCGAAGTGACGGCTTCGTTCAGCACGGAACTGGGAAATGGAGACCCATCGTCCGCTACCGGCATCGCCCAGTGTTACCCGGATGGCAGCCCAACCTTTGTAAACACCCCGGCTTTGCAGACGAATTTCTCGCCAGCCAGCTTGGCGTTTTGGCAGCAAGTCTATCTCGACATGGCCAATGTAATGGCCGCGGCCGGCGTGCAAACATATCTGCAATTCGGCGAGGTGCAGTGGTGGTACTTTTGTCCGCCAACCGACCCGGCCACTGGCAATTGGACCCCGATCGCTAACGGCGGCATGCCTTTCTACGACGCTTATACCACGGCCACGTTTCAAGCGCAGTACGGGCGGCCTATGCATGTGTTTACGGACCCCAGCAACGACCCCACCTCGTACCCGCAGGAATCCGTCTTTCTGCCCGGACTGATCGGCCAGTTCACGGCTGCGATCATGGCCTTCGTGCGCCAGACTTACGCGAACGCGCAGTTCGAAGTACTCTATCCGCCGGACACTAACAACGCTCCGCTCACCAGCGTGATCAACTTACCGTCGCAGTGGTCGCCGGAGAACCTCAACTGCTTCAAGACTGAAAACTTCACCTACACCGGCGATTACAATCTGAACGCGGCGGTTACTTCGATTGACTTGCCGACGCAACTGGACTTCGCGCCGGCGCATAGCGCGCACTTGGTGGGCATTGGAAATTATACGACGCCTTGGGAAAAAGAGGCGCGCATCGCTGAGGGGTTGCAGTTGGAGTCGGTAGTGCTGTTTGCATTGGACCAGATGTGCCTGATCGGCTATGCGTTGCCGCTCTTGCCTTGGCCCGCGCTAGGCGTGTTTATGGGAGCTTGA